CCTGATTGACGAGGAGACAGCCCCCCTAGTCGAAGAGGCTATTGTAGACCTGACCAAAGATGAGAACTTCTACCAGTTCTACCTGCCCGATGGTCAGGGTGCTGATGAGCTTATCGAGCAGATCAGGTTTTTCCGAGAAGCTTGCGGCTGTAAGTACATCTTCTTCGAGCCTATCCAAGACGTGGTAGCTGGGCTGACCGAGGACGGCAAAGAGCAAATCCTTGCTGACCTGTCTGTGCGTCTGTCCAAGCTGGCAGCAGAGCTTAACGTAGGGATCGTCACCATCGCTCACACCAACGACAACGGTGACCCTAAGTACTGTAAGATGATCGCTCAACGTGCCTCTGTGATCATCAACCTCCACCGTGACAAAGAGGCGGACAATGAGGATGACCGCAATACCACCTATCTGTCTGTGGAGAAGAATAGGCCTTGCGCTGAGGTGGGTCCATCTGGTAGACTGCGGTTTAATGCTAAGACGTTTATCCTGAAGGAGCTTGCGTAATGCCCTATAAGGACCGTGAGAAACAGAGGGCCTACCAGAAGAAATGGGATGCTGCTAAGTACGCCAGACTTGGTGATAAGATGCGGGACTCTAATAGGCGCTGGAAGTACGACAACCCAGAGAAGGTTATGTTGTACGCCGCTAAAACCAGAGCCAAAGAGAGGGGTATCCCCTTTGACCTTGAAGTTGAGGACATTGTTATCCCCGAGGTATGCCCTGTTCTTGGCATTAAACTAGAGAAAACCTCTGGTCAGCCGGGAGCAGGTAGCCCTTCTTTAGATCGTATAGTACCAGAAAAGGGTTATACTAAAGGTAACGTACAGGTCATATCTCACCGGGCTAACTCCATAAAGGGGAACGCTACAGTGGATGAACTTATGGCTGTTGTTAAGTATTGCAAGGAGCAGGAAGATGACGTTTAATGAATGGTTTTGGGAAACGCCCAATGAACATGGCCTTAGTCGGTCTGACTATGCTAAAGAGTTCTGTAAAGGTGATGACAAGGCTTTTACAGAAGTTGTGTTGATGATCCAAGAAGCCTACGATTGGGAGGGTGCAGATGACAGTATTTGACATAGAGACTGACGGCCTCCTAGAAGAGGCCAACAAAATCCACGTCCTCTGCTGGATGGACAAAGGTGAGTTGAACTGGACGCATGACTATGATCGCATGCGTAAGTTCTTCACCGAGGCTGACACCTTGGTGGGCCATAACATCATCCGGTTCGACATCCCCGTAGTGGAAAAGCTGCTCGGTATCAAGGTCAAGGCAAAGCTGGTGGACACACTGGCTCTGTCTTGGTATTTGAACTATGACCGCCCACGTCATGGCCTTGAGGGCTACGGCGAGGACTTCGGTGTGCCTAAGCCCAAGATTGCAGACTGGAACAACCTCACCCCGGAAGAGTACCGTCATCGGTGTGAGGAAGACGTGAAGATCAATACTCGTCTCTACAAAGAGCTACAGCAGCAGCTACAGTGGCTCTATAAGGATGAGCAAGAGCGGGACCGCTTCGTGCAGTACCTCTCGTTCAAGATGGACTGTGCCAGAGAGCAAGAGGCCCTTGGCTGGAAGCTGGATGTAGCAAAGGCCCAAGGCCACTACGACGAGCTTATGAAGCTGAAGGCAGAGAAGATCGAGCAGCTTGCCGATGTCATGCCTCGTCAGGAAATCTTCAAGAAGGTCAACAAGCCTGCACGCCTGACCAAGGCCGATGGTAGCCTTACTGTCTATGGACAGCGGTGGTATGCTCTGCTTGAGGCTGGTGGCCACCACCGGGACACAGTAGGCCCTATTCAGGTTAAGGAAGGCGAAGAGAGGGCCAACCCTAACTCCAATGAGCAGGTCAAGGAATGGCTCCGGGGTCTGGGCTGGGAACCGGCTACCTTCAAGTATGTCCGCAGTCCTGATGGCTCTGAGCGGTCTATTGAGCAGGTACGAGACGGCTCTGAGCTTTGTGAGAGTGTCAAGCTGCTGATCGACAAGCACCCTACTGTAGCCCTGCTGGACGGTCTGTCTGTGATCAACCACCGGCTCGGTATCTTCAAGGGCTTCCTTGAGTGTCATAGGGACGGCTGGCTTAAGGCTGAGATTGCAGGCTTCACCAACACCCTACGGTTCCGGCACTACAAGCCATTGGTCAATCTTCCCGGTGTAGACAAGCCGTGGGGCGCAGAGATCAGAGGTTGTCTGACTGCACCAGAGGGCTACATCCTGTGTGGTGCTGATATGACCAGCCTTGAGGATACCACCAAGCGGCACTACATGCAGCCCTTGGACCCTGAGTATGTAGCAGAGATGAGCAAGGAGGGCTTTGATCCGCACCTTGACTTGGCGAAGCATGCCGGTGCCATCACGCAAGAGGACATCGACAAGCACAACTCAGGTGAGGTATCCCTCAAGGCTCTGCGTAAGAACTACAAGGTGGTCAACTACTCTGCTACTTATGGTGTAGGAGCCATGAAGCTCAGTCGCACAACAGGTCTTTCGGTCAAAGAGGCTAAGAAGCTGCTGACTGCGTTCTGGGATCGCAACTGGGCGGTGCAGAAGGTTGCTGAGGACCTCTCCCCTAGGGGAAATAGCCAAGGCGGCACTTGGATCAAGAACCCTGTCAGTGGCTTCTACCACAGCCTCCGTAGTGACAAGGATCGCTTCAGCACCTTGAACCAGTCTACCGGTGTCTTCTGCTTCGATAGTTGGGTTGCACTGTGTCGTGCTAACGGTGTGCTGACTATAGGGCAGTTCCATGACGAGATCATCGCCCTCGTAGGAAAAGGGGCCGAAGATGCGACAAAACGAACAATGGAGACGGCTATCACCAAACTAAACGACCGGCTGAAGCTGAATGTACCACTCGGTATTGATGCTCAGTTCGGCACAAACTATGCAGAAATCCACTAAAACACTTCCGGTTTAGCTGCATTTAGTAGCTATATATAAGTGTAAGCCAAAAAAGGAGACCCGATATGGCTATGACCCGTAACGTAATCGCTGAAGGCACTGTCGAGTATGCTCGCATCTTTGCGGACAACTTCGATGACAACATGGACTTCCATGAAAATACCCGAGGCCAATTCAATATGAACTTCTATCCAGACAACATGGAAGAGTTCATCAACCAAGGCTTCCCCGAGAAGAAAGGCAACTACGCCACCATCAAAGAGGGTAACCCTAACTACGGCACAGGCAAGTTCGTCAAGCTCAAGCGGCCTGTGTGGAACCCCAACCTGCCAAACGAAGACGGCAGCAAGGGTGTAGACATGGGGCCACCAAAGGTGCTTAACCGCACTGCTGATCCTGACAGCAAGTCAGAGTGGTCCTTCACTGAAGATGGCGCAGTCGGTAACGGCTCCCGAGTTAAGGTGCTGGTAAAGGTCTACGAAGGCCGTGCTATTATCGACACTCTTGAAAAGGTTGCCGTGCTTGAGCATGAACCCTATGAGACGCAAGCGGACAACTTCTAGTGGATATTAAAGTTACCTTCACACAGACCTTAGAAGACGATGGTGCTGATAAGGTCTTTACCCTAGAGGAAAAGAACGTAGGAGAGTATGTCACTGACTATCTCACGTTCTGGGTGTCAGCCATGAACATGATTGGTTTCTCGTACATCGAAGAAATCTCATCTAATAATGGCACCCACTCCTCTGATGACTGGCAGGGTTAGTGTACTCCGTTACCAAGACTTTCATCGACGGCGATATTGTGGTATATCGCATGGCAGCAGGGGCAGACTCTAAGGGTCTGTCTCTCGATGAAGCCAAAGCAAACGTCGATGGGATGATGGAGCATATCCTGCATGAAACCCTAGACTTCCCCGGCCCAGAGGACTACCAAACCTTCCTCACGGGTCGGGGCAACTTCCGGTACGATGTCGCCAAGGCTGCTCCCTACAAGGCCAATCGGTCTGGCAAGCCTAAACCAGTCTACCTCCCAGAACTCCGTCTCCACCTAGAGGAAGAATGGGGTGCCATCGTATCCGAAGGAGAAGAAGCAGACGACCTGATCTCTAAGGCTGCAACACAGGAAGGCCCCACCTCTTGTGTAGCATCCATCGACAAAGACATGCACCAACTGCACTGCTGGCACTACAACTTCGTAAAGCGCCAGTGGAAGTTTGTCGAAGAGTTTGACGGCCTACGTTTCTTCTACAGTCAAATCCTGATGGGCGACAATGCCGACAATATCATGGGCATTGATGGCGTAGGCCCCCTAAAGGCCGGTCAGATGCTTGAAGGATGCGTGACAGAGAAAGACCTCTATGAGCGGTGTGTCAAAGCCTACGATGGCGATGCAGACCGTGTAGTAGAGAACGGAAGGCTTCTCTGGCTTAGGAGAGAGCCAGATGAACTATGGGAACCACCCGATGGCTAACACTAGGTCTTCCAAGGCGAAGGGACGTTTAGGGCAACAAGAAGTCCGAGACGCTATCCTAAAAGCCTTTCCCCATCTGAAGCCTGATGATGTCAGGTCTACAGCGATGGGACAAAACGGGGAGGACATACAACTCTCCCCGCAAGCCCGAAAGAGGCTTCCGGTCTCGATAGAGGTAAAGCGGAGGAAAGACTTCGCCACCCTCTACAACTACATGGAACAGGCAAAGCAGGACCACAAGTACGAGCCTGTAGTGTTCCTCAGAGGGGACCGGAAGCCTTGGTTGGCGGTTATTAGCATGGAGCATTATTTAGAGCTATGTCAGAAGAAGTAGAGACTTACTTTGTGTTCGGCCAGATGGACGAAGAGTCAATGGGCGGATGGGTCGAACTCTGGTCTGGCAGCTATGCTCAGTGCGTAGACTATGTTAATTCGCCACAAGCTCAATTAGATGTTGAAATGGGCCTGTATCTCTCGATCCATATTCTTGATGAAGAATGGAAACAGGCATTGTTAGAAATGGCTGGAATAGATGGACAAACGATACATTAGTAAGGTACTATCGGACTACGGCCTGCAAAGGATACTAGCCGATAACGGCATCACCATTGTCGAAGCCCTAGAGGTTCTAGAAGAGCTTCGCTTCATTGACCTTGAGCAATACAGGAACCAAGATGGACCAGATGATTAACATGGCGATGCTGGTGGGCTTGATGGCTCCCTTCATCATTGTAGGTACAGGAGTGGTTTTAGGGCTGACTCTCGGTATTATGAACTTGATGCTTGGCGTAGTTATGGGTATGGTATCCCTCTTTGGAGCAGGAGAAGAAGAAGAATGATGCCGCCGATAACTAAGAGCGACAAAGTAGGAACCTTCACTCGGGCAATGGAGCAGCCAGTAGGTGTAGACCCTACCCCCTCTCTCCTAAAGCTGAGGGCAGAGTTGATCTCGGAAGAGGCCGAGGAGGTCATAGCAGAGTTTGAGGCAGATGAGCTAGACAAAGCTGCCTTGACAAAAGAACTTGCAGACCTACTTTATGTAGTGTACGGTGCAGCCGTAACCTTTGGGTTGCCACTAGATGTTGTGTTTAACCGTGTGCATGCTTCCAACATGAGCAAGCTGCTGGACGGTAAGCCACTAAAGCGAGAAGACGGCAAGGTACTCAAAGGCCCTAACTACCAACCGCCAAAACTGGATGATCTGTTTGACTAACTTTAGTAAGTAGTCTAAGCTCTCCCAAACGTAAACAAGAAAGCCCTGTTCAATGGATAACCACCTACCGACACCTTATCAGCAGTTCATTGCTAAGTCCCGATATGCTCGTTGGCTCGAAAACGAAGGCCGTCGAGAAACATGGTCTGAGACTGTCTCACGTTACATGGAAAACGTGGTCAAGATCAGTGGCCCTGAGTCCTTCGAGATCGAAGAGGCTATCCTGAACCTTGAAGTCATGCCGTCTATGCGGGCCATGATGACGGCTGGACCTGCTTTAACACGGGACAACACCTCCGGCTATAACTGTAGCTATCTCCCTGTAGACGACCCTAAGAGCTTTGATGAGGCTATGTTCATCCTGCTCTGTGGCACGGGTGTAGGCTTCTCTGTGGAGCGTCAGTACATCTCCAAGCTGCCAGAGGTGCCAGAGAGCCTGTTTGACTCTGAGACTACGGTTGTGGTCAAGGACAGCAAAGAGGGTTGGGCCAAGGCGTTCCGTCAAGTGCTATCTCTCTTGTGGGCTGGAGAAATCCCTAAGTGGGATGTCTCTAAAGTGCGTCCCTCTGGCGCACGCCTGAAGACCTTCGGTGGCCGTGCCAGTGGTCCTGCGCCTCTGGTGGACCTGTTCAACTTCGCTGTGGCTACCTTCAAGAAGGCTGCTGGCCGGAAGCTGAACTCGCTTGAGTGTCACGACCTGATGTGTAAGATAGGTCAAGTCGTGGTGGTGGGTGGCGTTCGTCGCTCTGCTATGATCAGCCTGTCCAACCTGTCTGATGACCGCATGCGCAATGCCAAGTCGGGCCAGTGGTGGGAAAATGAGGGCCAACGTGCCTTGGCTAATAACTCTGTGGCCTACACCGAGAAGCCAGACGTAGAACTCTTTATGAAAGAGTGGCAGTCTCTGATCGAGTCCAAGTCCGGCGAGCGTGGTATCTTCAACCGGCAGGCTTCCAAGAACCAAGCAGCCAAGAACGGTCGCCGAGACCCAGAGTGGGAATTTGGTACTAACCCCTGCTCAGAGATCATCTTGCGCCCGTATCAGTTCTGCAACCTGACCGAGGTTGTAGTACGGGCTACTGACACCATCGACACCCTGAAGAACAAGGTACGGATTGCTACAATCCTTGGCACCATCCAGTCCAAGTACACTGACTTCCCATACCTGCGTAAGGTCTGGAAGAAGAACACAGAGGAAGAGCGTCTGCTTGGTGTATCCCTCACGGGAATTATGGACAACCCGCTGATGACCAGCAAGAACGCTGGACTGGAGAAGACCCTTGAACATTTACGAGATGTCGCAGTTAGCACTAATGCAGAGTGGGCCGACCGTCTTGGCATTCCTCACTCAGCAGCCATCACCTGTGTTAAACCGTCTGGGACGGTCTCTCAGCTTGTGGATAGTGCCTCTGGTATTCATGCTCGGCATTCCCAATACTATGTCCGCACTGTAAGGGGCGACAACAAAGACCCTCTGACCAAGTTCATGCAGGACGCTGGTGTGCCGTCTGAGCCTTGTGTGATGAAGCCTGACACCACAACTGTCTTCAGCTTCCCGGTAAAGGCCCCTGACAACTGTATCACTCGTAACGACATGACGGCTGTAGAGCAGCTTGAGACATGGCTGATGTATCAGCGTCACTGGTGTGAACACAAGCCGTCTGTGACCATCACCGTCAAGGATGACGAGTGGCTGGAAGTGGGTGCCTTTGTCTACAAGCACTTTGACGAGATGTCCGGTGTGTCTTTCCTGCCACACTCTGATCATGTCTACCAGCAGGCCCCCTACCAAGAGTGCAGCAAGGAAGACTATGAGGCTTTGGCAAAAGACTTCCCTTCCTCTCTTGACTGGAATCAGCTAGGAGAGTATGAAGTAGAAGACAATACTACGGGCATGCAGTCTCTGGCCTGTAGCGCAGATAGCTGTGAGATCGTAGACCTGACATGATTAACGTAGTCCTAAAGCATCACTGTGGTAGTGATCTGTCGGTAGTAAACTCGGCGAGGGTTTCTTTTGATAAGGAGTCCTCGTCTCTTTCCGACAAAGATGAGAAGCTGATCCACTACCTCGCCAAGCACAAGCACACCTCACCCTTCGGCCATGCCTTCGTGACCTTCAAGGTGGATGCTCCTGTGTTTGTAGCCCGTCAACTGGTGAAGCATAAGTTCCTGCGCTGGAACGAGGTGAGCCGTAGGTACGTTGACAATGAGCCTGACATCTACAGCCCTGATCACTGGCGTCAGCGGCCAGAGAACAAGAAGCAAGGCTCTGGTGAGGCTTTCGAGAAGGAACACCAGCAGTTCATGCAGCAACAGTACGTTGAGATCATGGACCGTGTGCTGAAGATGTACGAGTATATGCTGGCCTATGGTGTAGCACCAGAGCAGGCTCGTATGATGCTGCCACAGTCCATGATGACTAGCTGGTGGTGGTCTGGTAGCCTTGACGCCTTTGCTGACATGTGTAAGCTGAGGCTCGGGCCTGACAGTCAAACCGAAACCCGAGAGGTGGCAATCCAGATTGCTGAGGAAATGGTGAACCTGTTTCCTGTCTCTTGGAAAGCCCTGATGGAGAATGATTGATGGCTTGGACCGTTATCACCCAACCTAACTGCCCCTCCTGTCATGCAGTCAAGGAACACCTAGACCTCCATGAAGTATTGTATGACGAGTTTGACATCACTGAGTACAAAAATCAGTGGATCAGGTACTTGTTAAAGCAAGCAGGCTATAGTACAGTGCCGCAAGTCTGGACCCATGAGGGCCAGTATCTAGGAGGCTACGAAGGAGTCCAGAAACATGACTTATAAGCCATTCGAGAAAGACCTGTACGATAAGTATGACGTACCCACTAAGGACGCCCTAGTCAGCTACCTTGAGCAGGAAGGTCATACTATCAAGCGGATCAAGGAAAACTACTACGCTGATGTTGTATCCATCAAGGATAAGGAGACGTTCTACAGTGAAGCCGAAGTTAAAGCCTCTTGGAAGGAAGAATGGCCGAAAGATTGGGAAGACCTCCGCATTCCGGGGCGGAAGGCACGGCTCCTACAGAAACACGCAACAATCACGTTCTTCGTATTTCGTGGTGACTGCAAAGAATGCTGGATCGTCAAAGGCGAACAACTAACCTCGGACAGGCTTAAGCAAGCCTATGGTCCGAATATCCGACCCGGCGAACTATTCTTCCATATACCCGTGAAAGAAGCGAAACTAATTCGACATGACGAGAACGGTTGGACGGAAGTCACAAAAGAAGCAGCAACCGCAAGCACCAAAAAGGCCACCACTACAACCAAAGACAGAAAGACAAAAGCTGTACCTAAACGCCCTAAAGACCAGTCCACAGACGATAGTTCTGGGTCCAGCGGGGACGGGTAAGACTTACATAGCAGCCTCATTTGCTGCACAGATGTATCTCGACAAAGACATAGACAAGATTGTCATAACCAGACCTCACGTCTCTGTCGGGAAAGACATAGGGTTTTTGCCCGGTGGTGTCCTAGATAAGGCTACACCTTGGGCAATGCCTACTCTGGATGTCCTAGAGCAATGGATGGGCAAGGGGGTTCTCGATACCGCACTAAAGAACGGTAACATCGAGATAGCCCCCTTAGCCTTAATGAGGGGCAGGAGCTTTGAGAACTCCTTCATCATTGTAGACGAGGCCCAGAATATAACCACCCATGAGATCAAGATGTTATTGACACGGGTGGCAGAGGGGTCTAAGATCGTCCTGAATGGTGACGTACAACAGTCAGACCTCAAAGAGGCCAACGGTCTAGCTAAGATCGTCTACCTCAGTAGAAAGTATGACGTGTCTGTACCTGTCATTGAGTTTACAATAGATGATGTTGTTAGGAGTGAAGTATGTCGGCAGTGGATTTCGATCTTTATGCAGGAAAAGATTTAGAGACGGAGGCCAGCATTGTAAAGCACCCTCCGCACTACACGCAGTACAAAATAGAACCTGTTACATTCATTATGACCAACCGCCTATCGTTTGAAGTTGGGAATATGGTTAAATACGCATGTCGAGCGGGCAGTAAGCTATACCCGGGACAGGACGAAACAGAGAGCCGGATAACCGACCTCCGTAAAGTACAGCGTTACGCTGAGATGGAGATCAACAGGCTACAAGGTAAGGACATATTGTGAAGTATTTTTTGTTGGGGTTAGCCCTATCAGCCCCCGGTGTGGCCTTAGCTGAAGAGCCTATCCAAAAGGCTATGAGCGATACTAAGGACATAGGAGCGCTCACAGCGGCCCATATCGCTCAGTGCGGAGAGTTGGACCCAGAGGCTACACCAGCCTTTCTGGGCGCTCTGCTTACCATTATGACCTCTTCTCAAGACGAGTTTAGCGAAGAGACTGTCATAGAGGTACAGAAGCGACAGTTCTTTGAGGCATTCCTGCAAGCCAAGGGCTACATCGAAGAGAATGGTTGTGCAGGCTTCAACGCTATGATAGACGGGTATGAGGGCAACATGAACTACATGGACAGCCTCTATGATCTGTACACACCACTGGATAGCCTATGAAAGCATACAACCTGAAAGAGTTTAAGAAGCTTGTAGAAGGTGCTGATATGATCTACGGCAGGGTTAGCCTTAACGCTGCTGTTAGAGTGCCAGTCAGGATCAGGAAGAAGACTCTGCTCAAGTACCTAAATGATTTAGGTCCCGGCACTTGGTCAGAAGCACTCTCCATCTACGCAGAAACAGGGACCACCCCCAAGGGAAATAAGACCCTTACGCTGGTCTAGTTGTTCGCCGTTGATTTGTAGAAGACAGTAAGCAGGACCGGGGGGCAGTACCCCGCACCTCCACCAACTATGGGGGTGAACTAGGATCGACTGGTACTAGACGCTATAATGAGGCAACCGAGTGGCTCCGTAAGAGCCAACCTTGATAAGTGCTAACAATTATGTTGCACCTTCTGTAGCCCTTGCGGCATAACAGACGGGCCTACGAGGGGCCTTGGAACAGAAGGGGGCTTCGGCCCCCACTCGTTTATAATTATAATAAGAGGAAAAAATGAAACAGTTTCTAACTTCCGGCATTATCGCTGTTGCACTGGCCGGTGTAGCAGTAGCACAGGTGGATCAGGTTTATACTGCCTCTCCACAGAACACCTATGTTGAGATTGGCACCACCTTTGAAGACGAGACTATTATCGCTCTCGGTACTGGTGTCAGCGGGGGAGGCGTATCTGCTTTTGCAGAACTCTCTGGCACCACTGACAGCAACTTCAAAGCACGGGCTTACACTGAAGCAGACCTTGGTAAGTTCAAGATCACTCCGGGCCTGAACTACAGTTGGGGTGATTCTGGCGGCGACATCATCGGCTTTGGTGATGGTAACGAGTGGGGTGATGTCTCTGCTGATCTGGAGCTTTCTGTCCACCCAATGATCGTTGGCGGTGAGTATGCCTTTGTCAACACCGAAGTCGGCTTCGACGGCTGGTCTCTGGACTGGCAGGGTGGAGAAGTAGGTGCTGGCTACAAGCTGAACCTTGCTGAGAACGTCTACTTTGATGGCCGTGTAAGCTGGTCCTACGACGATCAGTTTGAGGGTGGCCAGCGTCGTATCCTTGCAGGTATCGGCCTCCGCTTCTAAGCCTCCCTAAATCTAGGCATAAAAGAACCCCCGTGGGAATCAACCTACGGGGGTTTTAGTTTGGCCAATCTATTTTTTAATTAGCAGTGTTTTGATTAGCCATCCTATAGGGTGAAAGATCTTCCTCAGTATCTCACCGGGAGATGGAAGTATCCAACCCAATATCAATAATGCCAGCAGCATGAAGTTCGTGTTAGTGATGTTGACAATGCCAGCCATAGGGACGGCATCTCCCGCAACATCGGACAGTAGCTCTGTAGCCTGTTCTAACTGAGGGTTGCCTGTGGCCTCTGCGACTATGGTAGCTCCTTGTGAGAGCAAGCCTAGAGGCGTACAGGCCGTCAGAAAGAACAGGACTACAAATAGGGCTGCTAGGGGTTTAACGATCCTCATATGCCCGTCTCCGAAGAAGCTCTTCTAGGTGCAGGATTGTCGCCTTGGCTTCAGCCAACGCCTCACGAAGCTCTGCAATCTCTCGGAGTAGGGATTCTTTTTGGTAGTTCAACTTGCCGACTTGCTCAGACAGGGTATCAATCTGTTCCTGTAAGGTTCTACGAAACTCGGAGCGTCGCTCATGTTCCTGCTCTGTGCGAGCCTGAAAGAAGCGCCATAGACCGGCTGAAGATAGGAGGGCGACTATAATAGGCACCCCAACCATGCTCAAGAACTCAATGACCATCTGGCCTCTCCACTAATTCAAAATGCGGATAGTCCTTAAAGGTGCGCCAATCGCCTCCCCAGACTATCGGAATATCGAGTATGTCAGATGCTTGCTTCATAGCAATGGCAATCGGGTAGAAGGCTTCAGGTTCCCAGCTTACAGGAATAGGCACCACGTCTACAGCAAGGCCTGTCAGATGCTTAGACTTCATCGTCTTGCTCTTGCCAGTATCGTAGTAGTGCCTCTGTTCCTCTGGGGTCCGAAGGCCGTCAGTGATCTCAAATGGCACCTCAGAGAGCTGTCTAGCCAGTATCACGACATGATACAAGTCATGGTGTATTTCTGATAAATGCGCCTTAGATCGCTCTGAGAAGCCCCCCTCGTAGGAAAATGACCCCCCATCGTGGGAAAATGAGTTAGCAGCCCAGAATAGGCCAAAGAGTGCAGCCCAAAAGGCTACAATAAATGCTACAAGGGTGGCACGGGCCATGTTACGTCTCTCGGGTCTGTGGTGTTAGCAGGCAAGTCACGAAGCTGCTGACGATACACTGCCCAAGCCGCACTGTCAACCGGAGCGTCTGGTACTTGAGTCCAGTCAGAGCCTTGTAGCTTGGCATTTCTGACCATTGTTAGGTCTGCCCATGCTTTGTCTATGGCTTGTTGCTCAAGCACAGAGTCAGATTTGCGTTGCGCCTGACCGTCTACTACTATGTACTCTTCGGGGTCAAAAGCGCCTTCGACATAGTTTTCTGCGGGATAAGCAAAATCATCAGGTCCATAAGCAACAAATTTAATCTCGCCGGTTTCTGGGTCATATGCGCTATAAGAAATGCTCATTTAAACATCCTATGTACGATCAGGTTAGCTCTACAAGTTAATCCAGCAGTAGAGCTACCAGAAGTTCGGAAGGCCCGTCCTTCAACAGTAAAATTTTGTGCAGCTATACTATTAGAAAAAATTACTACTGTATGATCTCCCGGAATACCGTCTCCAACAGAACGAAGGTCTTCACTTACTGTAGTTTGACCAGTCCCGTTAATAATCGCTTCAAACTTAATAACATCTCCTGAAGCTGGTGTACCACTAACAACTTCAAAGTTAGCTACAAGAACTATCTCACAAGCCTTGTTATTAGTAACAGTAAGGGGGCCAAAAGGTATATAAGCAGCGGAGCTTGTAGGAATACTACCAACAGAATAAGACGCCCCAGCAATCGCTGAAACTGCATTGTCTCCAATCCTATCGGTGACTACAGCAGCAGGAAAGATGTTGGAGGTTTGTACTGCGCTAGTAGCTATCTGAGTGTTAGTTACAGCGTTAGCAGCAATCTTATCTTCGGTAACTGCATTGTTCTCAATATCATCAGTAGTGATGTCTTTAACAGTAGCATTAACAGGCCCAACCAAAGAACCTAGCGTGTTGTTAGAAGTGTCGTATGCCTGCGCCCAGAAATATCTGGTGTCGTTGGCGTCAAGGTTACTTAAGACAAAAGACTCACCTGTAACGTTTTGCTGACTTGCCCCGCCAATACCACTGTCGTCATCATAGTAGATTTTAG